TAAATAATCCACAACAGCAACAGAACCCCAGCTATCCAAACATGGTTCCTCTTATTCAGGCCAATATTTCTGAACACACCTTGATGGAATATCAGCAGCAGGTGCAAGCTATGGCGGGTGAAAACGTCAACGATGAGTTTGCACAAGTACAAGCAGCCGAGCAACTAGCTCAGATGGCAGAGTTGGCTCAAGTTGGGCAGCAGCAGGGTTCAGTAGAACAACAGTCTCTCAACTTGCAGAAGGCTGATCTCGAACTCAGGTCACAAGAAGCTCAGGTGGAGGCCACCCATAAGGCAGCGGGAATTATGTTGGATAATAGAAAACTTGATATCGCGGAGCAGCGTGTTCAGTATTCTGTCATCAAGGATACCAGCGCTCTTATCTATAAGGCACAGAAAGATACAGAAGACCGCAAGACAAAACTCATTATTGAGTATGCAAAATTCATGGCTGCCTTGGCTAAAAATATGAATGTAGAGTTTAGCAAAGACTCAGAACTCTTCAAGGCTTTCCCAGATGCCTTCGAGGAAGTCGAAACTAATGCTGCTGGAGGAGCCATCAAAGCTAAGGACGCTGAATCTTTTTATGGACTTCAAGATAGGATTATGAATTATGCTGAAGGCGGCGATGTTGAGAGAGCTACAGAAGCTGAAACGGTCAAACAACAAACTGTTGATAGCATGGTGCAGCTTGGCATTGATCCTAATTCTCCCAGTGCTTTAGCTGAGTACATGGAAAAAAGCTCTGGTGGTCGTGAAGAAGCGCCTCCATTATTGAACAACGAAGAATTTTTGTCCGCAGACGAAGCCCTTGCTGAAATAGAAGCTCAGGAACGGGCCATAGATCAAACGGGAGAGATAGACGAGACTCCCAATACTTCTGTTGTTCCTCTCCCAGCCCCACCAAGGCCAACTGTTCCTCTTCCTGCTCCCCCTAAGCCAGACATAGAGCCAGTGGAAGAAGATTATAGAGATATGCTTCGTATTGAACTTGATTCTCGTGAAGGTAATCAAAATACTTTACATTTAGATAATAAAAAGCTTCCTACTCTAGGTTCAGGACATTTGGTTACTGATGAAACCCCTGAAATTCTTTCTCGTATAGGGGCTTCTGAAGAAGTTATTTCAAACTTTAAAGAAGCTATGAAAAATATAAGTGATATAGGGGAAATTGATATAGGTTTAACTGATGAAAATAGAGAGGCGTTAAAAGACTACAGTATTAATGAAAAAGAAAATGTCATTAAAGATTTAATTCCTGCTTTTGATTCTTTACCAAATTCATTAAAAACTCAATTAATGAGTTCAGCTTATCGAGGTGGTATAACTGGCTCCGAAAAAACTATTGATCTTATTAATCAAGGAAAATGGGAGGAAGCGTCTAAAGAATTTTTAGATCACGATGAATATAAAAAATATAAGGTCTCTGGTGAAGCTGGGGGTATTGTCGATAGAATGGAAGCTTTAGCCAAAGAACTGAAAGCAATGATTCAATAGAGGAGGAATAAGTGCCGTACGCGATTCGTAAGCGTGGAGAAAAGTACCAAGTGTTGAATACTAGATCGGGGCAAGTAAAAGGTACACACCCCACCAAAGGAAAAGCTACAAAACAAATGCGTGTTCTCTATTTGATTGAAGAGGATGGAGATGATAAAGTTAGGCGCAAGGACACAAAACGGAGGAACAAATGAAAGCCACTGAAATTTCTGGCCCGAAGACGCACAATAAGTCTAAGGTCTCTAACTATTCGCAAATTCCTATTAATCAGTTTTCTCACCGGACCAAGCGCGCGGACTTGCGTGGCAGCCCTGACTCAGCGTATGTACACAAAGGCCGGGAATATGCACGGCATGGTGTTTATTCTTCTAAAGGGAATTGATTACCGACGCTATTATCAGCAGTATCGATGAAGCCAAGAACAATCTTAAGGAGACCTTGGCTGCAGGTTCCGCTGATACCTATGCCGACTACAAAAAAATGGTTGGCATAGTATATGGTCTTGACATGGCTGTCGGACTCATTAATACTGCGGTACATAAATATCTTAAGGAAGAAGAGGAAGACTAATGCAACATGCTCATATGGGCGGTGCTGTCACCAATGATCAATGGATTACTGATAAAGAAATAAAAGACCCCTCGCCGTTACCTATTATGCCTAACTATCGTATTCTTATTAGGCCGGTAACTATTAGTTCGAAGACTAGGGGAGGTATCATCCTTCCAGACCAAGCTAAACAAGATGTACAATATTTGACTACAGTTGGGCGGGTGGTTCTCCTAGGCGATTTGGCTTATCAGGACAAGGACAGATTTCCTAAAGGCGCTTGGTGTAAGGCCGGAGACTACGTTTGTTACGGCAAGCACACAGGCACCCGCTTTTTGTATAAAGGAGTTATGTTTGTTATTATGAATGATGATCAAATACTTATGGGGGTAGAGGAACCTGGGAGTTTAGACCCCATGTTTGTTCTAACTGGATAGATGGCAAATACAACAAATCTAGTTATTGAAAAACCTGTTCCAGGTGGTTCAAATAATGTTTGGGGCACCACCTTAAATACGGGTACTGACAGCTTCGATACAGCTATTGCTGGCACCTTAAGTAAGTCTGTGGCAGGCTCTGCTAATGTTTCCCTGACAGATGCAGAAGCCCTTAATGCCAATCACATTTATACAGGGGCGTTGACAGGCAGTATTGCTGTTCACGTTCCTATTAAGTCTAGGCGTTACCAAGTCTTCAACAATACGACAGGAAGCTATACTCTTAAGGTTAAGACTTCCTCAGAAACTAACGGCACTACTGTCGATCAGGGAACTACAATGGTTCTCTTTTGTGATGCCACCTCTGTCATAGATGGTACCTCAGGGTCAGGCAGCACCTCAGTCAGTGATTTCACAGCCAACAATTTGAAGGTTCCCGTTTGTGCCTCAGTAACAAATCTAGTTGCTGCTACAGGTTCTTTTACTACTAAGGTTTCTGGTGTCGCAGGAGAGTTTTCAGGTATTGTTAGTGCGGCTACCTTCGATGGTAATTTACTTGGCAATGTAACTGGCAATATTACTGGTAATGTTACTGGTGATGTTGATGGTGCTACAGGCTCTTATTCCGCTTGTGTTAGCGCCACCAATTTTGTAGCTGCAACAGGATCATTCACTACCAAGGTATCAGGTGTTGCGGCTGAATTTAGTGGTAATGTTTCGGCAGCACAATATTATGGTGGCGGTGGCAATTTAACAGGAATTACAGCCGCAACTTCTGTTACATCATTTACTGTCAATCAATTAGGAGTTGTTACGGCTGCTTCTATTACTTCTCTTGTAGCTCCTTATGGTTCCTTTACTACAAAGGTTTCAGGTGCAGCCGCAGAGTTTTCAGGAATAGTTAGTGCCTCATCGCTGGTCTTGACGACTGACCTTGCAGTGGCAAGTGGGGGAACGGGAGCATCGTCAGCGGCTGCTGCACGTTCTAATCTTGGTGCGGCTGCTCTGGGTTCTAATTCGGACATTACGGCGCTTACTGGATTGACTACTGATCTTTCTGTGGCGCAGGGGGGAACTGGCGCAAGCACCCATACGGCGAACAATGTTCTGGTAGGGGCAGGAACTTCGCCAATCGGAAGTGTAGCCCCAGGGACCAGCGGAAACGTCCTTACTTCTAATGGAACCCTCTGGCAAAGTTCAGCCGCAGGTGGTGGTGGTGCTTCAGACATTGACGGTCTCAGTGACGCCATCACAAATAGTTCTGGTAAAACAGTCGGCCTTGGAACAGGCGCATTGGTCAACGACGACGGCTCTACTAATGAGGCCACCGCCCTCGGGTATCATGCACTTAACGCCAACACTACAGGTATAGACAATACAGCCGTTGGTTTTGATGCGCTCAAGACCGTCACCACTGCGGGTTATAGTACAGCGGTTGGGTCTTATGCGTTGCAAGCCAACACAGGGGCGAATAATACAGCTGTGGGCAACCATGCGCTTAGTAGTAATACTACGGGAAACAATAACGTCGCAGTTGGGTATGAATCCATGAGGGTGGGTATTACTACGGGTGTCGGCAATACCGCAGTTGGGGTTCAAACTCTTTACAATAATACCTCTGGGCAAGACAATATAGCGATTGGGAAGTGGACGCTGAAAGCCAACACCACTGGTGGCTACAATACAGCGATTGGAGTTAGTGCGCTTATCGCCAATACGACTGGTACTCTTAACGTGGCCGTAGGTAATCTGGCGCTTGATGCAAATACGACAGGTCACAGCAATGTAGCAGTTGGCAGTGGAGCGCTTGGCATCTGTACGACAGGCTACAACAATGTGGTAGTGGGGAATGGAGCTGCTTACGCATTAACAACTGGCTACGCTAATGTGGCCATAGGTGCTAATAGCCTTTATACTCTCACGACAGGTAGTGAGTGTATTGCGATTGGGTATGGCGCGCTTAGATTGAATGTTTCAGGTACTAATAATATTGCGATTGGCGGCGATTCACTTAGGAACTCTACCTCAGGCTCGAACATATCCTTGGGAACGGGGGCCTCGAGAACTCAAACGACTGGTGATTATAATGTAGTAGTAGGGGTTTCAGCACTTTATTCCTCGACGTCGGGGGCAAATATTGTTGCAGTTGGGTATAACGCTCTTAATGCCAACACCACTGGTGGCTACGCAGTCGCTTTAGGTTTCGAATCTCTTAAAGCTAATACCGAAGGAATGTTCAATGTTGGTTTAGGCTACGCCGCATTGAGTGGCAACACAACAGGTTCGGACAATACTGGTGTCGGTATGGCGGCAGGAAATTTAACGACAACAGGATCGAACAATACGAGCCTAGGACACGACTCTGACCCCACAGCAAACGATGCGTCCAACGAAGTGACACTCGGTAACGCATCAATTTCAGCTATTCGCTGTCAGGTGCAAACTATTTCAGCGTTATCAGATCGTCGTGATAAAAAAGATATTGAAGAACTGCCGGTCGGACTGGATTTCATTAATGATCTAAAGCCAGTTAAATTTGTTTGGAATATGCGCGACGGTGGCAAGGTAGACATCCAAGAACATGGTTTTATAGCGCAAGATTTGGATGAAGCTCAAATTAAGGCTGGTGCTGAAGATTATCTGAGCCTTGTGTTAAAAAACAACCCAGATAAATTGGAAGCCGCCTACGGAAAGTTAGTCCCTATTTTAGTTAAAGCCGTACAAGAACTTTCTGAGGAAGTCAATATTCTCAAATCCAAATTAAATAATTAAAGGTCGGTACAATGGAAATATCTACAGAAGAAGAGATCGCTGCACATTTTTCTGCTATGGACGACAGCGTCAATTTAATTAATGCTATAGTAGCGGACCCCTCAAG